GTCAATAAGATCTGGTATTGACCGAGAACTCCAAGAAGGAGAAATATACTCATTCATGTTCTTGTTTCACCAAAGTAAATGAACCATCATTATTATCAATCCATTCTAACACATCTCCTTCCTTCCATCCAGTTGCTTCTAGGATTTCTGGAGTAAAAGTTAGAAAATTGTTATCCTCAACAGTTAGAGTGGTTTTCATTCTAAAGGTCTCTCAAATTGTTCTGACACAATGTCAGTTGCCTTCAATTGTTCCTTCATATATTCTACACCGTTTTCAGGTGTAGCAGTTTCTCCACATGTGAATATATCACATACTGCCATTCCTTTCTCTGGCCATGTGTGGATACTAATGTGACTCTCTGCAAGCATAGCAACACAAGTAACACCTTGAGGTTCAAACTTATGAACAGCAAGATTTAAAAGAGTAGACTTACATTCTTTTGCTGCTCTGAATAACAGAACTCGAATGAACTCTTTGTTATCAAGAAGTTCAGGACAACATCCCTTTAGAGTAAAAAGTATATGTTTCATGAGTCACACCCAATCCGGTTTTCTGGATGGGTCACGAATATAATTAGATGCAACCCAAGGTTTGCTGCTAATGTACATTTTGTAAGCAGTAAAAGTGTCAATGCTTGTGTCATATTTAAACTCATCAGGCATTGCTCGGGCAAATGGTTTGGGTTCTTTACCAGAGCGTCCTGCTGGATCGCCGTAAGGAAAGATTTGGTTTGCGTATGCAAGAGTGTGTAAGCAAGTGTGAATCTTTTGGTATCTGTGAGAATACTCTTCACATAGAGCAAGTCCATGTTGAATTAACCAACGCCAGTTGAGCACGAAATCACTTGCCCACACAGTGCAGGGGTGATTGCGAAACGCTCCCTTGGTGGTCTTGTATGGCGTTCCATTCGCCTTAGGAAGGTCGCCGAATCCATGTCCCCATTTCTCAGAGGCAACGATAGAGAGCATCTGACAGCACTCTAAGGGCATCTTGACGATGTGTTTGTCAGGAAGAACCTGAGCACAAACCACCGGATTGGGGTCTGTCACAAAGATGTTCATAATGTAGTTACTGATGAGAATCAGGTTCCGTCATCCGAAAGTGGAATCAGGTTCCAGAGCAATATAATAAGTCAGATCATGATTCTTACTGGTAAATCGTGACAGAAGTTTTTGTGACACAACCACGTCGTAGGTCCCAGGAAGAACCTTAATATTCTCAACCTTAAAGTTAAAGGAGAACACTTTATCAGTTTCACCCACAACTTCTTCGTGAGCATTAGAGGTATCATTCTTACGATCTCGAACAACGAGTTTCACAACACCATTCTCACCAACAGCACAAATATCAGGCAGTTGATATACTGCTGCTGCTTTCAAGAGTTTATCCAGAACTGATGTAGAAAGTTCAAAGCAGACATCCTCTGTAGGAAGGGAAATTGCTTTCTCAGGAGGAGTTACAATAACGTTTGGATCAGCAAAGAAATACTTAGATCGAGAACGACCTTCACGAATCACAACATATCCATCATTAGCAAAGTCAAGTTCAGGACTGGAATGCAGACTCAATCCATTCAGAAACTGATTAAGATCATAAATTCCAAAGTCACGAGAGAACTCTTCAGTAACTGTTGCTTCTGCAAGAATGTTTTTCATCACACTGATAGTGCGAAGTTTGCTACCTTCCTTAAAAAGAATAGACTGATTAATAGAAGAAAAGTTCTTCAGGACAGAAATAGTTTTATCAGAAAGTTTCATAAGGGGTCGAAGTTTCATTACAGAGGCCAGCGAAATGATAAAGAAGGATGCAGTAGTGAATTGCCTTCAGAATGTCTTGCTTTGACTTTCCACCTTTCTTACCAAATCGCGAAAGGTACTTGATAGCATTGGATCGACAGAATGGTTCTGCGTCACCAATACCTTCAATCAGATCAAGGGTCTGAGTTTGTGATTCTGGAGAAGCATAGTGTGAACGATAGGTTCCACCAAGATACTCTCGAATCTCTTTGAGGATTACATCCTCATGATACTTCCAAAAACCATTTTCGTTCTTGGGAGTATCAGGTAGTTTAGGAACCTCAACATTAAATGTCAAGGATTCACTCTCCAGAGACAGAGAGTCCGTCCCAGTGCCACCAACAACATGTGAAGATAGATCGATATTATCGTCTTCACTATAATCTTGTTTAAACATGTTCAGTTCGTCAAATAAAAGGGACCATGCATTAGTCATATTGTATCAAAATTTTGGTGTAGAGTCAACAACATAAAGTTGAGTTTCTTCACCAGGCATCTTAAAATCTACATCAACCTTGTCGTACAGTTCCAAGAATGCCTGCTTAGTTTCATCGTCGAAACGATTTACACAAACTTCAATAGCTTTTGCTTTATCTCCAAAGATACTGAAAGCTTTGACAATATGGACCAGACGACGGGTACTAATTACTTCTTCAATACCGCCATCATAGAAGGTCTTGCGGATAATGTCTGCCCAATCGGAAAGACGCTTACAGAAATCAGCATCATAGCAAATCTTGTTCAGAATACGCTGCTCTACTGCAGCAGTCGGATACTCTTGCTCAAAGGTCACAGGGAAACGCTCAAGGAATGCTTCATTGAGAACATTAGTGCCAATAAAACGACCATCATCAGAACCCTTACCCTTGGTATTAGCAGTGGCGATTACATTGAAACCATTCTTGGGTGCGACCCATTTACCAATTTTCTTCAGGAAGACACCCTTTCCTTCAAGGATTGATTGAAGGCAAAGAATTTTGTTGGAAGCCAGGTCAATCTCGTCAAGCAGAAGAATCGCACCGCGCTCCAAGGCTTCGATGACCGGACCATTGTGCCAAACGGTCTCACCATTGAGCAAGCGGAATCCACCAATAAGCTCATCTTCATCAGTCTCAATCGTAATGTTTACCCGAATAAGTTCACGACCCATCTGGGCACACGCTTGTTCAACAGAAAACGTTTTACCGTTACCCGACAAACCCGTAATGAACGTTGGATAAAATAGACCGGACTTAACAATTTTTTTAATATCAGTAAAATTACCAAACTGGACGAAGGAATCATCTTTCTGAGGGATAAGGTTTTGTGCAGCAGGAGCATTATACGTTACTTCCAATTCTTCTACAGTCTTCTTAGTTACTTCCAAATTCCACTTACCACGACCAACTTTATAGTCTTCCAGTTTCTTGGTAACCGTCTGATAGTTACAGCCATTCATAGCACACCAAGCACGGACATCGGGAGCAGTGAACTCTGTGCCGTACAATTCTTGGAGTGAGGTGCGGATGTACTCGGGGGACAATGACATTGCCTTTGTTTGAACTGTAGTCATTATAAACGGAAAAGGGGGGTCTTAGACCCCCCAGTGGACAGTTAGTGAACTGTCATCTTATCGTAGTAACTCTCTGATATTATCCTCGAAGTATATCCCGGATAATATTGGTTTACCATAGCACTTACACCCATAGCGGTGATAGCACTTGTACAAACTACCAAGACTTCTTTAGTATCTTCGAGAACAATATGCTTGAGTTTAAGTTTTGATTTTTTCATAATAAAAATTTTCACCCATAGGTAAATGTTTTGCCTTTGATTTTGGTATCTGCTTCGCCAGTTTTACCTGGTTGCATCTTACCAACCTTGATACTCTTTGCGCCACCCAGTCCACCTTTACGGGTTGCTTTCAGTGCCGCAGATCCACCTGGTTTATTCTGGACAAGAACAGAATCTTGACCATACTTTTTACCAAGAGATTTAACTGCTTTCTTAAACTTTTTCTTGCCCATCTTACCAGAGCTGACGACGTGACTGCGTTCTTTAACTTTAGTCACCTTACCGTCATCCCCTCTCTCATCATATCGACCAGAAACTTTGGTAGCACCTGGAAGTCCCTTTCCACGAATATCACGATCTAATTGTTTAGAACGCGCTCTATTCTCAGCAGACGACTTACCACCTCTTTGGGCAGACATGATAGCAGTCCCACCTTTCTGGGACTTTGTTCGAATTCTGTTCAGCGATGATTCCTGAACAGAATTACATTCTACCATGAATTGTTGAAAAGTTTTCATACCACCAATGAAATGAATTCTCCTAATACTTTTTTATTTAGTTTTTTGGTCTTCAGAGACTTGACAAAAGCAGATTTGATCTTTGCTTTTGATGCTCCATCATCAACATTAAACTCTGACTCTTGAGAAAGAGATGTGGAAGACAAACCGAAGTAGGCATGATATCCAGAGTTCTTGATAGTGAAGCTGCGAAGTTTTCTCCAATCATTCTGAATCTTATCATACTCACCCATACCAAAGTCATAATATAGGCGGATGAAAGGATTGGCATCACGACCCTCAAGGACACGAATACCGATAAAGTTCACTGATGGGAAGTTATCACGAAGATTAGTCAACAGGAGATCTGTAAATTGATTCCAACCATAAGGAATCTTGTATGTATTACCCGTCTTACGATCGCGCAAGAATGAAATACCACCTTTAAGGTTACTTTTTCCCATGTAGGACTCGGTATCCCAGTGACGCTTGACCACCTTATGATAAGGGAGGTGATTTGCTTCACCATCACTGAGGACAATACATTGAACTTTCTGTAGTTTGTTCTCCGATTGAAACTTGGGAAGAATCTGATGCAAGCAAACCAGAGACTCATTCAGTGGAGTTCCAGACAGTCCCAGACGAGTAGGTGTGGAATAGTGACTGCGATAGTTGTCACCATATGCTTTAGCAATACGCCAGATGTTAAGCATTTGATGCTCAAGAGTCTTACCATTAACTTTACTGGTGAGAAGATTCATCAGGGAGAACTCTTCATGTATTGCAAGTAGATTCTCCTTCTTCTCGTAGGAGCAAGGATACTCCTCCCCGTGCATCACACGCTTCCACTCATTTGAGAAAGCATAGACTTCAAAGGGAATCGAAACTTTCTTACAGAACCACAGCAGATTAAAGAGTTGCTTGCAAGTATCAAGCAAGACACGACTCATAGAACCACTCCAATCAAGAATAAAGATTAGTCCATGATTCTTGCCATCAGGAATCACAGAGACCTTCTTGAAGAGGTCTTCATTATACTTATAGGTGTGAAGTTTTGATGTATCAAGAATACCAGTACGAGAAGTAGTTGAACGAGCATAAGAGTCTGCTGCTTTCTTACACTCAAACTCCTTGACCAGATATCCCACTTCTTTCTGAGCAGATCGCTTGAACTTTGTATATGCCTCATCTGCAACCTTGAAGATGTCAGGACCAAAGATACTATTACCCTCTTCAGCATTCTTGGCCTGCATATCAAACCAACGATCAATCTCCTGATGAATATCTGTGTTTGGTGCAATGATGTGCTTCAAATCAACCTTAGGAATTTCCACATACAAATTCTCGCAACCAGAAGATTCAACAAGGTCTTGGAGTTTATCCTGAAGAGAGTCAGCAGTTTTAACTTCAGGTTCAATATCAACATGATCATCAGCACCAGAAACAGGTGCCTCACTTGTGCTCTGAGATGGCATCTGCGACTCAGAGGATGATCCAGATCCCTCACCAGAATCCTCTGATATACCTTGCTGTTGCGTGGGGGTGGAAGAACCCTGAGCATTACCCTCCTGGACCTCAGGTGGTGGTGTAAGGTTAGGCATCTCTTCCTCTTCCTTCTCTTTCTTACAGAAGAGATAGAGTTCCTCAGCAACCTTCAGTGCTTCATCAAAGGTCTCAATATTATTAATCTTATCGATGATAACCTGCTCATCATCAGTGAAAGAAATGTCTACAAAATTGCCGACCTTAAAGTATAGATTTGCACGATCAGCAAGATTAAAATCAGCAACGCACTCATCAGATACAGAGAAGAAGTCTTCATCATTGAGTTCTTGGTAACCTTTAAAGAATGTTTTTGCGAGTCCAGCATAACGACGCTTCATCAATTTTTCAATACGTGCGTCCTCTACCACGTTTACAAACTGAGGAGGTATAGCAACTTTCTCTAACCAGTTCTCATCAGGGGTATACAGAGCATGACCCACTTCGTGTCCAACCAGCATATCATAGACATGGTTGCTCGCCTTCTCCCACATCGGAAGCGTCAGCACACGGGTGTGGACGTTAAAGCAAGCAGTATCAACTTGCTTGTGCTCTACGATCAGGTCCTCAGTGGCAAGGAGTTTGGCGAGGTGAGATTTGATTTCGTGGTTGACCGCCATAGGTTTCTCTCGGTTGTACCTATAATACTAAACCCCCACCTTTCGGTGAGGGCCCTCAGTGACAGTTTCTAAAGTGTCTATGGTTGGCTATGAAAGAATACTCCCACAAATACGTTTGCATGTGGACTGATCATCATCACACTCAATTAAGCAGTCGTAATAATCGTTTAATAGATCAGATTCATCCATTGTTCGATCTAATGTTTTGGTCAAACGCTCAACACTTTGTTTCCAACCCGCTAACTGATTGTGTGAAATGAGATTGTGCATAATGCCTCCGATTACAAGTTCAAATAATAAAAGAGGATTCAGGTCATCTTTATCTCCAATTCTATGTTATATAGTCAGCGTATGCTAACTTAATGTAGTTTTTGTTACATTTAATTTTAACTTTAGGTATCTCAATGCTTCTTTACGTTGACGTAGTGCTTGAGGTTTCAGTTTTCTTTTTTGTTCTTTCTTGCTGTGGTGCTGCCAGTTGGGGAGGTTCATTGTTCTATCCTTTTCAGGATACTATACGTGAGAATCCTTTTACTTTATCAAACCTTGTGACATTTTCAAATTTGTCATGTAAGGATTCCTTATGAGATATAACAAAGATATTAGCATCTTTAATGATAAAGCGAATAATCTTAAGGAAGTCTTCTGTTCCGACTCCATCCAAAGAACTATCAAACACTTCATCCATAATCAATAGATTTGTATTAACAGAGTTCTTCATCCTTGCTACCTCTCTCCAGGTAAACAAGAGTGC